ATGACAGCAGTACGCTCCAAAGCAGGATAACTAGGTAGCCTAGTGGGGGCATGCTCCGCAGGGAGCGCCAGACACCTGGCCAACCCAGTCATAGCCCGCACCGGGCTACTACTCGGCAAGTTGATAGTGGCTTGCTGCATGACAAAACGTAACTACGCTCAAATGTCCACCACACCCACCCTCCGGGGTAGGATTCATTTTATATAGCGCGGTGCCTCGCGCATACGGAGAGGGAGCCTATTTATACCGCGGGGGCCATCCTCCCGCTCCCAACGAATCAGCACCTGGTGTTCGCATCGCGCCTCGCCCAGCGCCCAATGCGGTAACAGGTCGCCACCTGTCTCCTGACCTGTGCCATCTCATCATCGCCCAGCAAGTCATTGTCCAGCAGAAACTGCACGGCGGGGCAAAAGATAAGCCCCATAGAATGCCAATAAATGTGTAACTTCAAAGTGCTAGCCGCGCTAGCAATGAGCTCCTCATCCTCGGCAACCGTGCGTCCGCTAGCTGTGGTCGGATCAGTGGTACCGCAAGACACCAGCTTACGCATACACCGTTCCGGATTCCACAAAGGAGACCACAACAACCCATCACAAACAAACAAGTTCCTGGACACCAGCGGTGGCATCATGGCCATGCGCTTGGAAAAACTATCAACAAAACCCATGGCATCACGGGCAAACACGACACTACCTTCGATCTTGACTTCCCAAGGAAGCCGCGTACGCCAGATTGCCAACCATGGTTCAAACCCCTCGGCGGCTCCTAGCAACTGCAAACCGAACTCCGTGACGCAATTCACCCGACTGTCGTCACCACAAATCTCCAAGAACAAATGCTGATCAAAGACTTCCAACAGATCCTCCACCTCAGCGACCAATCCCAACTCCTCAAGCCTGTACTGCATGGCGTACAACCAAGACATCAGCTGCACAATACAGTTCAGTCTGAGTGTGTTAGGATAACCTGAAGGATTACCGCGCTCCTTAGCGAACATAGTACCGTCGGTCATCAACAACAGGCTATCAACGGTGCAAGTCTCGAAAAACTCACACAGCTGCTGTGGTACACCTGGACACATGCAAGGCAAGTAGCCCTGGAAGTAGGCCCGCATGAACTCGGCAGGCATCCGGCGATCGAAAGCAGTCTCATCCAAACCCAGTCTACCCAACGTACGCTCGTAGACATCTGCCAAATCATTAGGCACAGGGTCATCCAAATTGGATCCGGTACGAAACATCCAATTACGGTGGCTCCAAACAGCATCGCACTGCTCAAAAACCGCCTTGTGGAGCAACTTCAACATGAAGCTCGGAGCTTGAATAGACCGACCAACCTGCAACTTCTTGAGCTTGTAACCATCCC